CTTGTAATACTCTTCCGTGTTTCTCTACATATTGAAATAATAATAAAGTATTACCTTGTAATCCATTTGTTAGATTAGTTATGTACTTATTTCTTGCTTTACTAGCACATAAAAAATCCATTTCTTCTTGATAGTTTTTATCTCTTAAAAAGTCTTTACTATTCTTACCGTGTTTTAGTATTAAACAATGTATTTTAAACTCGGCGAGTTGTTTCTTTTCTATCAAGTCTGTAGTACTGGCCACTCTATTAACAGCACCAAATAAACCTTCTAATACAAGTTTATGTGTTTTACTACCATCAAGTGTACCTGTCATACCTATTCTATATTTGCAATTTATCATCTTTGTCATTATTGTAGTTAATGATTGAGATTTAAATAAATGTGCTTCGTCACCAATAATAACTCCAAAGTCAGCAAACCATTTTTTAGGTAGTTTATATATTGACTGCCAAGTAGATATTACTACTCTTTTTGCAGTATCTTTATCGTGACCTTGATATATTCTATGTATATGTTTTGTATTATATCCATAGTCTCTAAAGTCTTTATACAATTGTTCTACTAATGAAGTTGTAGGTACAATAATTAAAACTTTATTTGCTTTTCGTTCTCTAATTCTTAATAATTGAAACCTTAATATTAGATATGCAATAAGTGATTTACCACTTGCAGTTGGCGACAATAGTAAACATCTGTCTTCTTGTATTGCGTGATAAAAAGCATTAAACTGATAATCTCTAATAGTTAAAGGTATATTTAATGCCTTACAAAATTTAGCACACTCTAATTTATCTAAAGGTTTATTTTGTTCTTTAAGTTTTGATACAATCTGAATATTATTGTCTTCACAAAACTTTCTAATATAAGGTAATAGACCATAGTATATTTCGCCACTTGCATATTTAAATAGTCTTATTTTACCATCCCAATATCTGTTTCGATATTGAGGCATAAATTTATATCCAGGAACCTCAAAAGTAAAAAACTCTGATAGTTCTCTACGAATATCACTCTCTGCTTCTATAGAGAGATAGACTTCGTTCTTCTTTTCTAAAATTAGATAGCGATTTTCAACCATTGATTAAATAGCACCAGAAGTAAACTTCCGCCATTCAATTGCGTCTTTGATTAAAAATCCTCGGTTAGATATTTGTTTGATTGTTTTATCGAGATAATCACATATAGTTTTTAAGTATTCTACTTTTTGTTTTAACTTTATGTAATCTTCGTCTGCTTCGATGTATTTGTCAACATCTTGTTTAAGAATTTTTAAGTTGAATGGTTTAGTTTGATATACTGCTGGGTCTGCCTTTCCAGTATAATATTCCCACTTATGTAATTTAACAATATTTAAATCTGCTTGTGTTTTAGATAACAATAGATTAAACTTATTGTAATGTTTCAAATACTCATTATGTAATTGTGGAGTTTTTAACGCTTCTAGGTCTAACTCCGTATCGTTAATTTTTAGTTTTTTGTCTGTTAATTCTTGTAGTTCTTCCAAGGTCATAATAAAATTCCATTGTGTTTATCTTTAGTATTCTATACTAAATCTAGGGAGTTGTCAAGAGCCTATGATGTTGCTAAGGTCGCAGTTTTCCCTGGTTCTGCAAACTCATAATAGGCATATTTAAAAGTGACCGTACTTGTCAAATATTGTACATCACTTGCTTGTTGCGTAAAATTTGCACCTGTTATACCAACAGGAAATATATCTGTAAATCTAACTTCTTTTATAACATTATTTTTTGCAGATAAAATAGATAGTGTAGCGTCTGATAATATAGCGCCTTGAGGTTGAGCAGTACCTTCTCTACCTGCGTTTCGATTTACATTGTTTTTACCTTGATTAGGAAATCTATCTCTTCCAGCGGCCAATAGATTACTATAATCTTTATGGTCTACAGGAAAACCTAAACCTCTTACCCAACCATATATCTCTTCAAAGTTTTCAAATTTTTCGTCTACCATATATGTAAGACTTAAATCGCCAAAGTCAAGCTTTGTTCCTGGTAAAGGTATATCTCTTAAAGAAGTAACCTGTGTTGCATTACTTATCTGTAAACTAGGTATGTTGACTTCCGTACAAAAATACTCTACCTTCGGTAGTTTTGTTATACTGAATTTGAATTGCGTTGGAGACGCATAATCCAATTGTGTAGGTTGTCGTGATATTGCGTTTGTTGTTGTCATACTACTATTTATATGACTAGAAAAACCCCTAGCAAAATGAATTACTAGGGGTCATAAATTACGCTAGTTGTTTAGCGATTTCTACTTCTTCTTTTGTTGCATAGTTTTTATCCCAATTATCAAGATGTTTTTTCATAAACATTCTAAACAATGGTGGTACCAATGCAATAGTGAATAGTGTAAAATAACCTACGCCTGTATTAGGAGCGCCAACATCATCAAGTTCCCAGAAATGAGTTTCGCCTCTATCGTGGTGGTCTGCTTGGCGACCAATCTCAATAAAGAACCAACTTGTAAACAATGTAGCATTATCCCAATTGTGGCGATAATCTATAGGTTGATTTTTTACTCTTATTAAGCCATAGTGTTCTAGGTAGTTCAATGCTTCTAACTCAAAGTTTGAGATAACCCACATTGCAGCCAATACAGCAACACCTGTCCAACCACCTGCTAAAAAGAATAAACTTACAATAGGTACGGACATAAGATATCCTCTTATCCATCTGTTATCAAAACTGATAAAAGATTTACCTACTCTACTTAATCTTGCCTTCTCCATTTCAAAAAGAAACTTTGATTGACCAAGATAAGACAATAGATAATGTCCATATATTGTACGACCACGAGGTGCAGTCGCTGGGTCATCTTCACTTGCAAGTTCAAGATGATGATTGTAACAATGAGCGTAGCAGAAATGTGCAGACCCACTTAACGCCATCATCCATCTACTAATAACAAAAGACCAACCTTTTGTATGTGATAGTTCGTGACCATAAATTATACCGATACCTAAAAAGATACCAGCGCTTAATGTAGTGCCTAATAACTCTACACCTGATACGCCACTAAAAAGTTTGTAAGCAACGATTAGTTGTAGTATTAAAAACACAGGTAACATCAAATACATTACGGTGTTTTGTAACCACGCAATGCCTAATGTTTCGCCATTTTCATCAACCCCAGCACCTTTAGTTTGGTGTGTGATTAATGTATCTATTATTATTCCAAGACCTAATAATGCAACACCAGTCCAAGCGAATAGACCGCCTATGTGTATACCGATTGCTGTTACGATTATTAATATTGGTGCAATGAAATAACGGACATTTGTTAATATCTTTAACATAATGCCTCCTGACTTTACCAGTCATTAATTGCATAACTCTAATCCTTTTAGAGTTCTGTTATTATTTATAACATAGGTGGTTTTATTTGTCAAGCTTTTGACGCATATAAGAAAATCTGAATATACTAAAATTCTTAACTATAGTATCTACAGGAATGGGTGCGCCGAATAAATTGAGTGGTTTGCCTTTGACTAGTTTCTTTATGTACAAAGGATTTTCTTGAAAGTTTATAATATTAGATTTTTTCATCACCATAAAAAAAGGGGACCAAAAGAGGTCCCCTTTTAATTTTGTTATTACTAAAGTAATAAGTTTACTTACGATTACGCAAGGTTTACAACTTGTACTTTTCTGTAATATCTGTTTGCGTTAGCAGCACCAGAACCGTCAATAACAGCGTCAGAAGAAGCACTAGCTTCAGCAAATGGATTTGCCTGTAAGCCGTATCTTGTTTTGAAACCGATTTTAGGTTGGAAAGTGTCTTGACCAACTGCTCTTACCATTTGTAGTGGTACATATGGGCAGTAGAATAATCCTGCGTCATAAGGTGAAGTACCTTTGTAACCAACAACATAAAATTGTTTTGTTGCCTGGTTTGCAGAATAAGGGTCAATGTATACTTTAAATCTTCCGTTTAATACTCCAGCGAAAGTATTACCTGTGTCATCAACATTTAGATTGTTGTTTAATGCAGGTGTATAGTCAAGTATACCAGCCATTTGCAATGCAGAAGCGACATCAGAAGAACAAACGATTATGTTCCCTTTGCCTCTTCTTGTTCTTTGAGCGATTGCGTTAGCGTCTCTCTCTAATTGGAACATAAGGCCTTTAAATCTCTCAACTGACCATCTACCATTACTATCTGTATCTAAATCAAAGATACCAGCGTTAGTAGTGTCTGTTTGAGCACCTTTTTCAGAGTTGATGTAAATTGTTCTTACAACTTCTCTGTTTATCTCTGCCAAAATTTCAGCAGATAAGATGTTTGCCAATTCAGTTTCAGCGTCTAAGCCGTGAATTGCTTTAAGGTCTTGTGCAAGTTCCATTGTGTACTCAGCCTTTAGTGCTCTTGACTTCGCAGTAACGGTACTTTTCTCGATTGAGAAAGCCATTTCAGCAAAAGCGTTTGAAGCACTATCTCCAAGTGCTTCAGCACTTGCAGTAGCCATAGCAGAACCAGCAGTATAAGTGCCAGCCGAGCTATCGTTTAGTACAGCAGGGTTAGTTTGTGAATTTGTTGAAGTACCAGCAGAACCAGGAATGTTTGCGTTAGCAGCATTTCCAGAAAATTTGGATTCAGCTTCATCAAATAATGCTTCAGTTCCACCTTGCGTTTTGTATCTACTTCTCATAGCAAATATCAAGCCTGTTGGACCTGACATAGGTTGTACACCAGCAATATCGTAAGCAATAAGATTAGGCATTGCTCTTCTTACTAGTGAAATAAGAATTGGATCCCAGTTCGCAATGTTAGAACCAGTAGCGTTTGTAGGCGCCGCTTCAGTCATAAACTGAGCGTCTTCTTTAAGTGCGTTTTCTTGGTTTTCAAGAATTACACTTGTAACAGCTCTCTTATAACTATCGCTGATTTTTGGTAAATCAGGATGGTCTAATACTGGCTGCCACTTTTTTTGGTAGTTTTCAGATAAGTACATATCTTTTTCCTCTCTCCTTTAAAAGTGATATTAAGATAACTTAATATCTTTTGTTTTACTAATAGCGGTAGTATAAGCAGCCATTGCACTAGATAAGTCTGCCGTATTGTCTACGCCATTCGTATCAGCTACCGCATTATCTACTTCGCTGTCAGAGTTTGCTTCTTTTTTATTTCCAAAGTAACTCTCTTTAATTGTCATCACTTTGTTTTTAAAATCTTCAGCATTTGTAAACTCAACTTCTTCTGTTAGTTTAGCAAACTTCTCTTTTGAAGTGTCTGCCAAATCAGAAGCGACATCAGCCAAAATGTTTGATTTTTCTGATAAAGATTTCTCTTTATTAAGTTCAACATTTTTAGCAATCTGTTCGTTCAGTTTGTTTTCCAAGTCTTCTATTTTAGAAGCCTGGTCCTCTAACACATCATATTTTTCATCAGGTACATCAATGTAGTGGTCTTCAAATAATTTTTTCAGACCATTAATGAAATCTTCCGCAATCTCGCCCTTGATACCTTTTTCGACAGCAAGTTCGTTTTCTTTCATCCACTCTTGTACAACATAGTTGAGATAAGCGTCAACTTTTTCTACAAGTTCAGATTTAGTTTTAGAAGTTTCATCTTCAAATTTCTTATTATAGTCTGCTTCCATTTCTTCTGCAATTTCTTTTACTTTAGATTTAATCGCAGCTTCAAATATAGTAGCAGCCTTGGCTTTAAATTCTTCTGACAAGTCGTTTTCTCCAGAGGTCAAAGCGTCAATGTGTTCTTTAACATCAACATCTTTTGCTTTCTGGTCATCTTTAACATCTTCTTTTTTCGACTTCATCCCATAACCCTCTTCTTTAGATTTTTCATCTTTCTTCATATGAGCGTCTTCGGATTTGTCTTTTTTCTTGTCAAGATATTTTTTTAGACCGTCAGGCATTTCTCCCTCGGAAATCTTCTCGCCTTCAGAATTTTCTGTTTCTTCCTTCTTTGCAGAAGGCATTGGGTCAGCCGCACCAGCATTTTTCTGTTGGGCGTCACCTGAAACAGGTTTAACTTTTTTCGTTGCGTCAGGATTACTATCTGTAGGTTTAACTACAGCAGTACCTAAATCTTCAGCCTCGTTTGAAAGAGGTGAAGTTTCAGCAGGAACAGCGTTCTTTTTAGGAGCGTCTGCCACCGTGTTTTCGGCAACTTGCTTTTCTGTCTCGGCCATATTGAAGTTCTCCTTATTTTAAAAAAATAATTATTTTTTCTTGTTGTAGAATATTTATAAGATTATAAACCTTTAAGGAACGATTTAAACACTTCTGCCTTCGCTTCTGCAATTTTCAATCGTTTTGCCTCTTGAATATACTCTTTATATTCTTCTATTTCTTTCTGTTTAATCACGCCGTTTTCCCATACCCACTCTTTTCCTTCCATAATACCTTCTACGAAAGCGTCTGGAGCCGATGGGTCGGCAACTATATCGGCCGCAGTTGCAAGATAAAAGTCTTTTCCGACCATTGCCTCACCACCTCTGCCTCTCTGTAATGAACCCATACCTCTTGAAGAAACGCCTAGTTTAGCGCCTTCATCTATAAGATTTTTCACAATCTTACCATATGGAGTATCCATTATTTTTGCTTCGCCGATAAAGTTATTTCCGTCAGGATAAAGATTAGTAATCATATGTGATACTCTCTCTAAATTAACGGTTGGTCCGTCAGGATGTCCTAACTCACCAAATGCCCTTTTCTGCTCAACAAATTCTCTGTTATATCTACTTACCTCTTTGGCAAGTGTTTCTTTAGGATACACTCTACCATTTCGGTTCTTAATTTCTGATTGAAGAAAGATACCTCTGATTTTGTAATCCTTTTTACCGTTTTTTTCTTCAACGATATATTCTGCGTCTATGGATTCTGTTATTAATTTCATTTAAATAAACTCTCTCTTTCCTAATATTTATAATATTTTCTACCTAAATTCGATAACTATTGTATAGTTGTCTCCCAATGCAAAGTTTTTTGTACTTAAATACACGAAACCATTAGGGTTTGTAGCATTATTAGTAACATCATTACCAGAAGTTCTAAAATCTAAATAACCATTACCACTTAAAAGTAATGCAGTTGTATTCGCAGAAGCACCTCCCCAAGAAATCTCTACTGCTGATTTTGAATTACTAGTATTAATAGAGTACCAAACTTTTGCAATTTCTTTGGTACCATCTGCCGACATAAAATTTGAGGTAGTTGGATTAACAATAACGGTATTTGTTTCTCCTGTACCATCAGAAAAATTTGTTTGTTTTACAACATACTTGTTTCCTGCTGTATCCGATATAATTTGTTGTGTTACTGCGTCAGCCATTAGTTATAACTCTCCGTCTCTTTTTGCAATTCTATTGCCATATTAAATTTACTAACATTGGCGTCTGTAGTTATCTTTAACTCTACGCCACTATTTAAATCCGTCAAAGGCACTTTTCTTTTTTCGCCTTCTTTTAATCCCCAATTACCGAAACCTGTCAAACTCAAAGTGTCATCACCTAGAGTTAAAACCGCCGTTCCAGTACCTCGTATTTCGTAATAAACATTTGCCAATGATACATTACTTGAAGCAGAATATATTGTTCCACTTTCGTTTACCGCACCACTAACGCTTAATATTGCCTTCGTGGTATCGTCTACTTTTGAGACAATACTTAAAGCCATATTAGCCGCCTATTCTAACACTAGTTACATTTGCAGCCGCACTTGTAGATATTGTATCAGTTTGGTCTTTTCTAATATCAATACTATCGCCAGCGGCGTGTAAATATATTGTACCGATTGTAGAACCACCAGAGTTCTTTACGGTTATAGTATTTGTTCCAGCAGTAGCAACAACTCTTATAGTTGAAGCACTACCAATATTGTTATCTGATATTGTACCTGTTACAGCACTACCTAATACTTTGTATATACTCATTGTAATTACTCCGAGAAATATGCTACTAGGTCAGCAACTTCAACGCCTTCAGAAGCGGCAACTTCTGTAACTTTAGTTTCTATAATATCTTTTAAATCTTGTGGTGAAGACCAGTCTACGCCGTCTAAACTTTCAATCAATACTTTTACAGCGTCTTTAAGCGCTGGTGCAAGAGCATTGTATTTGTCGTTTGCAACATATCCACTAGTGTTCTCTACAATTGATGATACCGTTAATGCCATCGTTTATTCTCCTTGTTTAGTGTCAGTACTATCTGTCTGACTAAATGCTTGTTGTACTTCGTCCTGTGTAGCGTTTTGTGTCAAAGGGTCCGCAACTTCTGGTTTCGGGTCCGAATGACTTTCTGCTTCAGGAGTTTGATTACCTGTCATAACATCTGCGGCCGCATTAAATAAAGAAGACGCATAAGTTTTTCTTTGTGTATCTAACTCTGCACCTACTTTGTCTCTTAATGCGTCTTTAAACGCTTCACCAGCACCTGTATTATCTCCACTTGCAAGTTTGTCAACAAAATTTTGTACATTATTTGGTTGTTCATTATCAGCCATATTTTTTCTCCTTATAATATTGTATCATCGTCACCAACACTTGTTTGTGGGGCAGCGATAATACCATCATCTATTTCTTTCTTAATTTGATTGTCTATGTCTTTCATTTCTCTTTCTGATTGTTTCAATATGTTTTGTCTAACATACTTAACAGAAAAATATTTACCAACATAATCTCTGACATCATTTGCAAGACCTATTCTTTCTCTTAATAGTTCAGCATTTTTAAGTTCAGAGAAATGACCATCAGCAAGAAAATCGTATTTAATCTTTTCGCCAACGCCAATCCAATCATCTTCATTTATGATTGCCTTTAAAACTAATTGTGTTTTAAGTAAATCATTAAATAAATCTGTAAACTTCTTTCTTAATCTTTGTACAAATTTTGTAAACTTCAATTCGTCTCTAGTAATCTCTGTACTTCTACCTAGATTAAAACCAGAAGACGCTTCTAGTCTACTTACTGGTACATTTAAACTTCTGTAGAGTTTCTTTTGGAAGTATTCTATATCTGCAACTTCACCTAGGTTTTGTCCACCAGGTAATGTAGATATATCAGTTCCTCTTCCACCTTCTCTACTAGGTAACCAAAAGTCTTCAAGCATAGACATATAGTTTCTATCGTCTCTAATTTCACCAGTACTTGCGTCATAGACAAGTTTGTTTCTATATCTTGCCATTACATCACGCAGGTATTGTTCCGCTTTTACTTTAGGTAAATTACCTACATCAATTTTAAAAATTCTTCTTTCTGGTGCTCTCGCAATTCTGTATATTACAACAGCGTCTTCAATCATTCTTAATTGATTGACAGGTTTAATTGCCTTATGTAAATAAGACATAACCATATTTTTGTTCAAGTCTACTAAACCACTTGGACAAAATGCGATGGCGTCTGTAGCAATTTTAATACCACCACTTGCCATACCAGGACCAGCAACACCTTTTTCATTATATAAAAAATATTCATTATAGTCGTGTATGACTTGAATATTTGCGATTGGAGCAGGTCTTCCTTTTTTAATCTCTCTAATCTTCTTAATTTTTCTAGGGTCAATATATCTTAACTCTGTTAACCCTTTTACAGGACTTTCTCTATCAATAACTTTGTGATAGTAAATTCTACCATCAACATACCATCTTCTAAAGATATCGTGTCCTTTTGTACTAAAGTTCATTAACCTTAATACTTCTTTAAATTCATTTTCAACTTTTCGTTTCACATCGTCTGAAAAGTTTGTATCAGATAAGTCCACTCGGACAGGGTCTTTATCTATTTCGTTAGCCACAATTGCTTCGTTGACAATATCTTCTATTGCCATATCGCACTCTGGGTGAATAGATATCTCTCTGTACCTACGAATTAAGTCTTGTTCGGTCTTCGCCGTACCTTCCATATCAAGGTACTGACCAAAATAACCTCCAGCGGCGACGGTTTGTGTACCGTCATCCGCTTTAGGTTGTGTAAAACTTTGCTTCGGGTCTGGAGTATCTTTTACTCTAGTTATTTGAAATCCGAAAAGTTCAGCCATTATATTTCCTCACTATTATTAATAATATTTATACTACTATTAAGTAGTTGTTCTTGCTTCAAAGAATAGGTATCTGAACGATACTTCAAAAGTTTCAACTGCTTCTGTTGGTTCCATACTTAAATCAATAGTACCTATAGAAGTTGGGAAACAACCTCTTAAAGTATACGATTTAATTGTAGACCCATTTCTGTCAAGGTGGTCAATAAAAGCGTCAACTTGATAGTCTACAGGATTAACTAATCCTTCGTTATCAGACATATTGTTGATACCATTCTGCCATCTTTCAAAAGCGTCTCTTAATTTAAAGTTCGTGTCATTCAATACCGTAATTGACCAAGGTTCAAATGTTCTATCAGCCGCAAGGTATACTGGTCTACCACGGAAGTTAACCGTTGTAGTTCCAATTGCCATTGCAGGAATAGAAGTTGCCTGACATAAAAATGCCAGTTCTTCGGTTTCTCCACCAACTTGGGCGTAACCAGGAAAAGGCATTGTAACCTTAAACTGATTGGCTCTTGCGCCACCGCCTGCAAGTTTAGTTTTGAAGTCATTAATGTTTGCCATTTTTTATTTCTCCTCTATACTTGATTAGCCAGCGACTTCTTCAAAAGCCACGCCTGTTCTTGTTGCCACAAATGAAAGTGTAATGAAGTTAATGCTTCTTGCAGGTTTAATAAAAATCTCTGCAATGAATTCATTTCTATCAATTACTTCACCTGTGTTGTTAGTTTCATCACATACTACTAAAAAGTCTGTGATACCTCTTCGACCTTGTACTTCTCTTAGGAAAGGTTCTACTAGATTTCTAAAGTTTGCTCTAGTGAATTCATCGTTGAATTCAAATAGTTGAAATTTAGAAGCAGTAGCAATTGCCTTTTCTAATACTATGAACAATCTTCTTACATTTATTCTATCAAATGCTGAAGGTGTTGTAAGACCAGTTTTATCTCCAAATAAGATTATACCTTGTCCAGGGAAAGAAACTACAGGATTAACTCTTGCTCTGTATAGTTCGTCTCTTTGTGTCTTATTAGGATTGTATGCCAACTTAACAGCGCCTCTGATAATACCTCTGTTTAATCCAGCAGGTGAGAACCAAGCGTCATTAGTTAGGTCTGTTCTTGCAGACAAACCAGCCATATCACCATTTAATGGTACATATCTGTAGACATCATTATATCTGTCGTACATATATTTGTAACCACTATCAAAAATAACATATGAAGATGAACGGATAGTGTTGAAGAATGCTAGTACATTGTTCGTTTGATTAATTGCAGAAGCAATATTAACTACATCACTTCTTTGTGGACTTGCGAATACAACACAATCTTTTCTATTTTCAGCGATTGTCATTAAATCACCGATTAAGTTTGCGCTTGCATTACCAGCCATTATTAATCCAACATCAACGGATTCACCGTCTTGGAAGTATTCAAATGCAGTTTTTCTTACACCATCTGTTACCGTTCCGTCTACACCACCTGTGAAAGTGTGTGAGAATGGAGCAGATACATCTGTGAAAGTTGTATTTGCTTTTGCACTACCCCAATTAGTTCCGTTTGAGTTGTGGTCACCCCAATAGATGAACGATGATTTTCTGTAAATAACTTCTGGATAGAAATTATTTGAACCACCAGCGTCTTTACTATCGGATGCTTTAGATACTTTTTCATATACTTCTAGTACTTCGTCTTTTGTACCATTGATAGAACCATCAGTATCAATTACTACAAAATGTAGTTCGTCATTAGAACCACCAGCAGCCAATACATCAGGACTTGTTCCTGGCGCACCACTTACTTGGTCGTAATATTGCCATCTTCTTCTAACATTAGAGCCATTTGTAATAACTCTTGTTAATCCACCAGTACTACCTTTTTTCTTAATAGTAATATCATTAGTAGACACAGCAGTTACTTCGTACTCTTGACCATCGTCATAGTCGTTAGTAGCCGCAGTTGTTGAAAATGCAAGTATATCACCTACATTTATATTAGTTCCACTTGTAACCGTAATCGTTGTATCGTTTACAGAAACAGCGGAATCGTTAACCGTAGTAACAGCCTCTTGTTCATACGCAGTTGCAGAACCACATACAGAAACTTTTAAAGCGTTTCCATACGCACCTGCAAAACGAGCAAGAAACTCAATACCTGGAGTTCCAACATATGGTCCAGTTGCCAAGTATGTAGAATTGTAATGGTCAGTATTTCTAACCAATACTGCTGTACCTGAATTAGTTACAGCGTTTTTTATACCAGTATTTTCTGTTCTTACGACTTTCAAAGAATTAGAATACTGAAGAAAAGATGAAGCAGTAAAGTACTCTTCAAAGTTTCCTGTGTCAGGTTTTCCAAAAACAGACACTAACTCCTGTTCAGAAGATATCAAAGTTACTTCTGATACTGGACCTCTTCTTGCATTGAAGGCATATGCTCCAATAGAAGTTGATACAGCAGGGATTATGTTTGTTAAATCCTTCTCTTGTACGAGAACACCTGGTGATACTTGAAATGCCATTAGGTTTTCTCCTTTATATTTTACTTGTATTTTTATAAAAATACATAATGTTGTTTACCTTTGTTCAAAATTCGTATTATTCATACGCCCATATTCAAATTTCTCAATCGCTTATATTTATGGTATAAGGTATCTTCACTAGTTACCTTTGCGTACTACTGGATGCCATACCGTTCCATACTCATCTGCGAAAGGTTTTTCCGCTTCTGGTGTGCCGTCATCTACGAAACCGAATGGTGCCATATCTTGTTCTATTAGTTTTTCTTGTTCTTTGTACATTTCTGCTCTGATATTTCTATCAGTCATTTCTTTGAAGTATCTTTGGTTAGCAACCCACCCTAATATAACTAAACAAGTCATATAGTCATCATTACAACCTTCTTCTGCCTGCCAACTCTGATTTTTTCTGGTGTAAGTTGACATTTCGCCTATAATATTAAAGTCATTGATAACTAGTTTATCACTTTCTATAATTGCTTTAATATTTGCAGTACCCATTTTCTTAATTTGTTTTGTCATTCGTACACCTAAAGATGAACCTCTTTGACTAAACATTGCACCTAGTATTTGACCAGCACGACCTTTTTGTGTAGTCATTAATAGATTGTCGTATTCTATTTCAAAATGTAAACCATCTGATATTTGAGCGCCAATATCATTTACTTCTACTAATATATGTGCCTTGTTATATTGTGTACATACTTTCGCAATCATTTCAGGAAACAATATAGGTTTAATTTCATTATCTCTAAATGTAGCGACTACTCTATAAGGCAATTCAGTTACATCAAATATAATAAATGCTGAATAATCTTTTAGAGTACCACGAGCAACATCAACCGTACATAGATAAGTATGACCTTTTTTAGGTTGCTCGAATATACTTAATCTACCATTTGTTTGTAATGGTGTGATGTAAGGAGTTGATTTAATTTTTGCAGGACTGATAAGTGTATCAATACTACCTAAAAACTCACATTCAAATTCACTAGCAAATTGACTTTCACTAGTGTTTCTTATTGTCTCTTCTTTCCATTTGGCGTCTCTGCCTGGTACTTCTGACCAATGTACTTCTAAAGGTACATAATCATTTTGACCACTTTCTGCGTCTGTCCATAATTTATAAAATTGGTTCATTCCGTGTGGAGTTGATACGATAATTACTTTTGTTGATTTACCAGAAGTAATCGTAGGATATACAGACGAGAAAAATTGCTCTGCAATAGTTGTAGGTACGAAAGCAAACTCGTCTAAAAATATAATATTATAAGAACCACCTCGAACAGCACTAGAAGATGTAGCGGCCGCAATAACTTTACTGCCGTTCTCTAGTTCAATGTTACCTTTGTTCCAGTTGATAACACCTTGTTGTAACCATTTAGGTAAGTTCTCGTATGCAAGTTGTAATCTACCTAATATATCTCTTGCAGTTGATGATTTGTTTGCCAATATAGCAATATTAGAATTAGGATTAAATATTGAATAGTGTAATAGATAAGAAATAATTGTAGTTGATTTACCACTCTGTCTAGGTAATTTATAGATACTAAATCTATTATTGTGCATAGTATCTATCATCTTATCTTGAAACTTATAAGTCTTAAAAGGTATAAGACCTTCGTCAAGTGAAACAATAG